ACGCGTTCAAGGACGCGCGCAAGGCCGAGCGCAATGCTGCACGCCGCGCCGCCCGCAAAGCAAAAGCCACTCACACCGCCAATGACTGGCGCGCCGCCTGGACGGAACGGCTCACTGCCATGACCGGGCTGCAAAGATTACCTCGTGGTTTTACTGGCCAGCCATTTGTTTAGAAGTGCCGTTCGATAACTGGCCGCTAAAATTGCGGAGCAAAAACGACAAAGGCCTGCATGAGTTTCCTCATGCAGGCCTTTGATATATATGGTGCCCGAAGCCGGAATCGAACCGGCACGCCCTTACGAGCGGGGGATTTTAAGTCCGGAGATTTTCTATTATTAATCAAACACTTATTCCACTAAATGCTACGTTAAGCTTACGTTAACAACCCTTGAAGACGCCCTGTACTCGGGGGGGCGGTAGGTTGGTTGCGGAGCAAAAATTTGATGCTGATGTGAGCGACAGAATCCAGCCGCCCGAAGATGGATTGGAACTACTAAAAGCTTGCTCCGCTGAGATCAAGGCTGTAGCCATCAGCAGTTTTTCCTGTACCAGTTATGTACCATTCTCTTGCTCTCTGAAGGTCAGTGGCTATCCCAATCAGCTCCTCGATGATATTTATGTGCCGCTATAAAATCTTAGCGGCCTGTACAATGAGGTTGACGGGTTGAGTGAGTTTCCGCATATCAAACCAGCTGCCGCGCCGTCATTAAGTTAGTCAGAGGTTAAGAAAGCATGTCTGATATGGAAGTGACTGAGTGGACACTAGATGGTGTTTTGGATGAAATGAAGATCATCCATGGCGCGATGAAGGACAGGCAATTTGCGTTTATTCTCGGCGCTGGCGCGTCCTTCACTTCAGGTATTCCCACAGGCCAAGGGTTGGCACAAAAATGGTTGAAAGACCTCTACTTGCGCGAGTGCTCGGATGGCCGTTCTCTAGACCAATGGATTACTGAATGTGGGGTGGGGAATGGCGGCCTGACATTGCAGACAGCGGCTGAACACTACCCGCAAATCTTCGAGCGCAGGTTTGACGGCGACCGAGAGGCTGGATATGCCGAGCTGGAATCGGCCATGGAGGGTAAGTCTCCTAGCCTGGGTTACTCGCTGCTTGCCGAAATCATTCAACACACCCGTCACAAAGTAGTAGTCACCACCAACTTCGACAATTTGGTAGCTGATGCTCTTGCCATGCACGCCCACCAGTCTCCTTTGGTAGTTGCCCACGAGTCGCTGGCTGGATTTGTGCGGCCTCAGATGCGGCGCCCGCTCGTTGCTAAAATCCATCGTGATCTATATCTACACCCCATCAATGATCCAGATGGGGTTTCGACGATGGAGCAAGGTTGGAAGATCGCCTTGAAAAAGCTCTTTCAATATTTCACGCCGATAGTTGTGGGATACGGCGGCAACGACGGTAGCCTGATGGACATGCTGATGGGGCTGGAGCAGGGTGATATCGCCGGGCGGATGATTTGGTGCTATCGCGAAGGTTCACCACCGCCAGAAAAGGCGCTTATGGTATTGCGCAAACACCGGGGCATTCTTGTAAAAATATCCAGTTTTGATGGATTCATGCTCCAACTGGCCGATAAGTTAGTGACTGATTTCGATGTGGCAGGCATTGCTGAACGGACTGCCAAACTGGGCCAGGAACGAGCAGATCGCTATCGTGAGCAGGCCAGCAAGCTCACCGAATCCTCTGTACATGGTTCTCCAGCTGAGCAGCGAGCCGGTGCGGTTCTGACACAGTCAGTGCGCTCTGGCCAGAGCTGGTGGGCGTGGGAAATTAAAGCCAAGGCCGAACCAAACGCTGAAAATCGCGATCGCATTTACTTAGAAGGCATTGAGCATTTCCCGTCCAGCGCGGAACTTGCAGGTAACTACGCAAGTTTTTTGGAGACTCAGGACAAAGATAGCGAAATTACCGAAGAAATGTACAAAAAGGCCATTGCGCTTGATCCAAACAACGCCCGCAACACTTGCAATTATGCGAGTTTTCTTGAAGTTCGGGGCGGGGATAACAACCGTGCGGAGGAATTGTACAAGAAGGCAATTGAGCTTGACCCGAATAACGGCAGCAACTTGAGTCGTTACGCGAGATTCTTAGTGAAGCAGCGAGGAGACGACGATACGGCCGAGGCGCTTTACAAGCTAGGGCTCGAGCTTGATCCATCAAACGGTTACAACGCGTGCAGCTACGCGAACTTTCTGGTGAGTCGGCGCTCGGACTTCGATGCGGCCGAAGCGATGTTCATGAAGGCAATCGAACTCGACCCCAATAGCAGTTGGAATAATGGTAACTATGCCGAGTTTCTGGAGGATAACCGGGGAGACTATAAAAGGGCAGAAGTACTGTACAAGAAGGCGATCGAGCTCAATCCCAACAGTGCCTGGCTTACAGGGAAATATGAGAGGTTTTTGGAGCGTCAGCACAAGATATAATGAGTGCCCCAAATCAGCGTTCGCCTTTCGCCTAGGCACGGCGCTGTAATTACGCGGGGATTCCCCGAATTTCATAGTCGCACCCGTTATTAGCTTCCCAAGCTAATAACGATGTTCGACTCCCCTTCAGCCGCTCCACGTGAGCCCCCTTCAAGGACAGATCTATTATTCTCACCCACCTTACTAATCCTTAATCGAAATAGCCTGCTAAGCTCACAAATCCTCGAGCATGGTCGAAACATCGGGCAATCACACCATCTAGTGGATCTTAAATTGCTCAATAAAAATCAGATTGCGCAGATTTTTAGCTTCTGCTTTTTCAACACACTAAACTCACTCAAATTACAAACCACAAAGAAAAACCATGAAAAAAATAATAGAAGCTCTCAATATTTTACACTCACTTTTTGATCATGTTCACTCCTCTACATTTAAGGCTCTTGACCACTCTCGCGAAGAAGCAATAAAACTGGCTGAAGCCTGGGTTTCAAAACGAAAGTCGTTGCCAGAAGATGAGCAACTAGTTACAACATTTTCCCAATTTATAGTTTCTGCATGGGCACTGTACGCAGCCCAAGATAATGGCGAGCTAAGTGAAATGGGAGACTGGATAGGTTGGTCACTATCAGATTCAATTACTAACGAACACACGCAAACCTTAAATATAGATAGGCTTATTGATTTCCATGCATCACCATCTGTCAATACTTGGATCGGCTTCATGCCGACCATGGTCGTTTACTTAGGAGGCTTCTATTACTACGCACGAGAACGCAGTGCTATGAAGTTAGTAGCAGAGGAATTCTGGACCCTATCGGTCAAAACATTTCACGATGTTATGAAACAGCATCCTGATCTGATCGACTCTCCTGAGATATTTCTCGGTATAAGTATGCTCTGCTGGGCAGGGAAAGAATCGCCAGATCATGCACGGGAATTCGCCCCTTACATTGAAAACCAAATCTCAAATGAGGCGCTACCCGGAAGAATAAAGTCGTTATTTTGCCTTTCCCTTGCAACAACCGCTGGACAATTCTCCACCCTTCAGCCACAGGTTTGGGCGGAAAGAGCGTTGAAAGAATTCGAGGGCTATCTTGTAGGGGAGCAAAAACTCCAGATGATGGCTTCTCTATTTCGTTGGAACGATAAATACTTATCTGCGGAACCAATCCTAGCTGAGATGGAACTGGTGCAAGCAAAGAATCGCAGCACGTTGGGTGAGATCAGATTCCTGCGTGACGCGGCGTTAAGAATCGGCGCAGTCCAACCTTATTTCGTAAAATCAATGGTCGCTGCCGACACTAAAAATATTATAGAAGGCCTTCAAAACTGGTATCAAATTCATCACCACGGTGAAGAGCTATCTCCAGAGAATACTCTTATCACTTTGCCATTCGGCGAAAACAGTTATATAGCCGTTTTAAATGAAAAAAAATACGAAATTATACGCAACAATCAAGACTTGCTTGAGAGCGCGGTGAATCTTACAAACTCATTTCTTGGAACGGCGAAGACTGTTGCTTACGCGGATAACACAAAGTTGATTATACCTGACCGACCAGGGGTGCCAAACCAGCAGAAGCAGGAAACTTGGGACAGTGTACTGCTAGAGTCGTACTGCCCAAAAAATTTTTTGTTTGATAAAGATCCGTCATGCCAGCTCATTTTTGCCACTGAATGCCACCCTATTCAAGCTACTCAGCTTTTGGCATGGGGCAAAACCTGGCCGATTGCAGCGTCATTGTCTAATCCTCGACCGGACCGTAATCCATTGCAAGTTGCACTTTGGAGCGGTGGTGGAAGTATGACGGAGAAGATGGAGATCGAATTGGTCAAACATATTTTTCAGAAAGCAGGGGCTAGAGTGGAAGTTTTTGAACCTGAAAACTGCTCTATTGAAGACTTTATCTCCGTTTACCAAGACCCTAAGTACGATATTTTTTGGGTAATGTCCCACGGCGAATTCGATCACTGGTCACCAAAGGACGTAAAACTGCAAATTTCCCATGACGGGTTGAGTGCAGCATTAGAGGATATTTGGGGAAAGGCTCCATCAGAAAAATTTCGACGCCTACTAGTTCTAAATGTCTGCGATGGAGGACGCTTTGAAGAGAGAGGTCTTCTTCCAAAGATCGGCCTAGCGGCAGGTCTAGCTGGTCCCGAGCAGGCTACAATTTCTCACTTGTGGCCAGTTATGGGGTTTCCCTCCGCTGCATTTGGTGCTTACCTCGCGCACTATTTAGTATCAGATTGCTCCTACTTTGAGGCGTATCAAGAAGCAGTCAAAGCACTTCAAATGTCAGCGATAAGTATTGCGGATGATTTACGCAATCACTACGGTAATGAGTTTGAGCTAGTACAAAAGCTAGCCAATCGTGATGAGGATTATTCGATAATGCAGATTTTTGGTTCTGCTGCCTTTTATCAATAACCGCCCCCAGTTTTGGCCTCTTGCCCACTCACAAGGGGCCTATAGAACGCTTGTTAAACGCGGGACTTAGGTAGAAATCCTTGCTCCTATCTCAATGCCGAGGAAAAGGGCCAATCAAAGCTTCCCAAGCTGATAACGAGGGTTCGATTTCCTTCACCCGCTTCACTATTTTAAAGGCTTCCAGCGGTGCCGAAGCCTGACTGCTCAAAACTGGTGATAATTTCTGTTCGTGCGATTGAGCATAACGCTCACTTAAGCACACAGAGCACGCAGTTATCGAGAACGTCCTCGGAAACCAGCAATTTTGGTATGAACCTCCCCTATCCTACGTCGACGCCTCGATTTCATTGGCTTTCGAAGCAATGGCGCAAAGTAATTTTTTAGAAAGGTAGAAGTAAGACCATTACCTATTGAGAAGGTAATTTTATGCTCTACAAATTCTTTATAAATCAATTAGTTAATATTGAACTACCTTTCTGATTACTCTAGATTACCTTTAGATGTAATCCAGCAAAGTCAATGAATGCGGGCCTCTCAAAGATTTCGCCACCTTCGTTTTTGAGCATTACCTTTTTCCTATAACGCTCCTGAAAATCGATGTTCTCCTGACAAACATGCGTGGGGCATGCCCTGGACTACGGCAGCGATATCGTGCTTTTACCTACCCGATGCAGGGATTCGCAGGTTTTATCCTTACCCGAACATCATGGCTCCGCCCTGCCTTGGCTATGTTCAGCTTGATGCAGCAGTGCAGAAAGGAAGACCTATTTAGCCCGCAGGCGAGGTGGGGAGATGACGGCGCGTGCCAGGTGGAAACGTTTCTCCCCCCTCGATGCAACACAATGGCTCGCTAATAATCCACTTCTCCTACCCTGCTGATCACTTGGATACGAGGTCACCTCACTCGACTCGATTTGGAGCAGTACCGGGCCCTCTGGATGCGACCAGTCGTCTAAAGGCGCGCTAATCCGTATGCTTATCCCCTTGGAAAACACGGAGCTTAGGTATGCCTATCTACGAGGAAATACTGGCAGGGGCAGACAGGTTGCCGCCATGGCGTCAGGACGCCTTGCGGCGCCTGTGTATTCAGGGAGACTGGAACGAAGCGGACCTTGGCGAAATTCTCGATCTCGCCAAGCAGCATCACGGAATCAGCAGCGTGGTCGAGCCTGCGCCTCAGCCGATCCCGTTCGCGGCGGACCATTTCCCTGCGGAGGCTAACCCGGACAGAACGGTCGCTCTCACGTCCCTGCATACATTTCTCAACGTCGGGAAAATCCCAAGCGATCAGGCCCTAGAGTTCCAATTGCAGGGACTCACAATCGCGTACGGTGGCAACGGCACTGGTAAGTCGAGCTATGCGCGTGTACTGAAGCAGGCGTGTCGAGCCAGAAGCCCGGGTGCCGTCTACGCCAACGCATATAATCCAAATTTTCCGCAACTTACGCCAAGCGCTACCATTGACTTCGAGTTGAATGGCACCCCTGACCGAGCGCTCTGGAGCAATCAACACGACCACCCCTCGCGGCCCGAACTGAGGGGCATATCTGTCTTCGATGGCGACTGCGCACGCCACTATCTTCAGACAAGGGAAGCAGCCACCTTTCAGCCGGTCGGCCTTACCTACCTTCAGCAGTTGGCCAACGGTCTCAATCAGGCACTACGTCCAGGGCTTATGGCAGAAATCGCCGGGCTAGCTGTAGACGTTACACCGTTCAATGTCATCCCCGCCGATACAGAGGCTGGCCGGGCAGTGCATCCGATCAGCGCCGCCACGGATCTGACGCGTGCACACGAACTCGCGACGCTCACTCAAGATGAGCAAACAGAACTCGCGCGCCTACCTCAGGAAATCAGTGAGACGGATCATACGGCCAAGGCGACGAATCTGGACACCGCCGCGGCGATGGCTGATGAGTTAGCCAATAAAATCACCGCCGCCGCCAACGTCGTATCTGATGAAGCGATCAACGCCACGCAGTCGGCGTATCAAAGGCTGCTTGACGCCGAGGCCGCTGAATTCGCCGCAGCTGCCCTGCTGCAGGAGGAAGATGCAACACAATTGCTTCCAGGAACGGGCCAAGGCCCCTGGGCGTTCCTGTTCAACGCCGCACGCGAGTACTCGACCAGCTCCGCATATCCTGAACAAGCCTTTCCAGTCACGGACGAAGGAACAGTATGCGTGCTTTGCCAGCAGGAGCTGACTCCAGAAGCGAAAGATCGTTTGCAGCGCTTTGATCGGTACATCCGAGACACAGCGGCTGAAGCCGCCCAAGACGCTCGCAACGCCTGGCAACAGATCGTACGCTACGTCGGTCAAGCAATCGTCACTGTTACTGTCTCTCCAGTCATGGAGGATAGCTTGGGCGGTCGAATAGCGACGCTCCCAGGCGAAATCCGGACCTTCCAGGAGGATTTGCTCTCTCGGCTTCAGTGGCTAAGAACTGCCGTTGCAAATGGAAACTGGTTTGATAAGCCAGAGTATCGCGGCGTAAATCCGGCTGCTTCGATCCAACAAATCGCGGATATCCAGCGTGACGAGGCAGCCGGGTTGCTCGCCAACCTCGATACGGAAGTCCTGACGGCTAAACAGCTTCGTCTGAAGGAGCTAGAAGCACGGCAGCTGCTTTCCGTGCAAATCGAAAGCGTAGACCGGGTAGTTGGTAATCTCACCCACAAAGCGAAGCTTCAGAGTTGCCTTGAGGATATCGCCAACACACGGCCCATTAGCGTGCTTGCAGGTCGTCTTTCCAAGACGTACGTCAGTGAAGCGTTAGCCGCGAGGATGAACGATGAGCTCAGTAGGTTGGATCTTTACCATATTCGGGCTGGGATCAGTTCAACCGGTGATGCAGGTTCAGTGCGCCTTGGGATACTACTTCACGAATGCCAGCTCGACCCACATCTCGTATTAAGTGAGGCAGAGCAGCGCATGTGTGCGCTCGCGTACTTCTTCGCAGAACTCCACCAGTCTGGGTCGACTTCGGGGATCGTATTCGACGATCCGGTTTCGAGCCTTGACCACAACCATCGAACCGCTGTTGCCCGGCGGATTGTTGAGGAGTCCGCCAACCGACAAGTCATTGTGTTCACCCATGATGCGGTTTTTTTCGGAGAGTTGATCACGCTCTGCGAGGATGCCCAGTTGAGGCCGTCAGTAAAATCGATAACCTATCGCGCGGAAGGACCTGGCTATATCGATGCGGGCTTACCTTACGACATGCGAAGGCATCGGGAGCGAATTGCACAACACCGTATTGACCAGCAGCAAATTGCAGCGAACTTCAACAATCCCCCCGGGGATAATGAGCGGCTTGCAATGCGCAATGGCTACGATGATCTTCGCGTCACGATAGAAGTGGGAATCGAGGACACCATACTCAATGAAACTGTAGTGCGATTCCGCGACGGAATATCGGTCGGTCGACTTAATGGCGTTATAGTTGTGCAGGAGGCCGACTACCGCGAAGTACAACGTCTCCACGACAAATGTTGTCGCAATGTTCGTGCACATTCCCATGCGGCCGGCCAGCAGCGTGCGGTCACGCAACCGGACGAATTCCTGCGAGATATCGAAGCCGTCAATACCTTGTTCCAGGATATCCGCAGGCGCAGGGGTTGAGCAGGCCCCCAAGAAAGAGTCGCTAAAAGTGAGGGGGGGTCTATTCCCCCCCGCTGATTTCGTAAGGCTTAAACCGAATAACCTCCTCCCCTACCCAGTCATTCAGCTGCAACACCCGCGTCTGAATAGGCTCAAGCTCGTTGGCCGCATAGATCTGCGCTGCTTCCCTGATCGATCCAAACCCACCCGCGTTTTGCGGCACAATCCCCATCAGTTGCGGTGGTATCCGCAAACTCGCCAACACATCATCCCGCGTCTGATTTTTGATCGAGTTGAACTCATCCTTCGCCGCCACCTCGCTGACTGGTATCAGTTGAATCCCATCCTTCTTACCCGTCGGCGAATAAACAAAAAGGTTCCGGAAATTCCCCGGTCCCTTCGACTCCTTCAGCGCCTGACGCAAAGTATCAATATCGGCCTCAGTCTGCGCTGCGTCGGTCATATACAAGATGAAACCGGCATGGCTACCGTTCTCATAGTATTTGCGGCGGAACAAAGTAGCCGACTCATTCAACAAGGCTGACTGCAACGCACTGATCCACTCCGGCAGCCCATAAATCTCCTGGTGCAGATCCGCCTCGCGCAGCTGAAAGATGCTACCCGGTTCAAACGCATGCTCTTCCTTGAACCCCTGCACCTGGTAGAACAGCGCATCCGGCGCAGCCCGCATGTACTTGGCCAGTGGCGGCACCAATTGCCAAGTGCCACCCAATACCGAACGACGACGCTCCAGATACCCATTGCCCTGGCAAAGAAAATCCAGCGCAAACTGCTCAAACGCAGCCCGGGAAAGCATCGGGTGTGGGATAAAGGTTTTGCTCAACAAATTGCGCTTGAACATCAATCCCGAATGCAAATGAACACTCGCACCCACCGACCGCGCCAGTCCATCCAGCGATAACGGCGGCTCATACCACCGCCCATTGAACCAGCACTCCAGATAATCGAACACCTGCCGGCCACCCAGCACCGGCGTCGGCTCGCCGAAAGAAAACACCTGTGTCCCGGCGGTAGTAGGTGTGGCAGCGGGCAGCATCTGGTTGGCCAGTTGTTCCATCATCAATAAATCTCCATCCGCCCAGTATTGGCAGCCGTCTGCCCCTCAAGCGGTTCATTGTGCAATGCATGAAAAAGCGCCCATGCCAGATCGGCATGACCGGTGTTGTCGTTGCGCCCTGCGGTATACGTGTACTGACGCCCACCAGCAGTGACCGTCTTACGAATCGCCATCAGCGACTGCGCCATATCAGTCCAGCCTGCATCGAACTCCAGCCGCCCCTTGTGAATCACGTCGTAGGCCTTAAGCACCAGCCGCGTTTTCACCTCGGGCGAATAGCTGAAAGTGGTCACAGCCGGGAAAAACTGCCGCACCAACTGCGCCACCCCACTCCCCAGCCCGGTGACATCAATCCCGATATAAGTCACCCAATACCGATCACAAACGCCCTTGATAAAAGCCGCCTGCGCAGCAAAATCCATCCCTCGAAACTGATGTCGCTCCAGCACACGAAACTTCCCCCCAGGCACCAACGGCGGCGCAACCACCACCAACCCCGAACAGTCGCCCGTCTCAGCCGGGTCATACCCCACCCACACCTGACGGTCACCAAACGGCCGCATGGCAAACGGCTTGTAGTCCTCCGCCCACTCCACCCAGCTATCGACCATGCACGACTGCAACAACGCCAGCGGGAAGATGCTCGCCCCGTCGTCGACAAAATCGCACATGAGCAAGTTGGCATAGGCCTCGGGGCTGTATTCGCGGCGCAGCTCTTCGATGTCAAACAGATCACAGCCGCCCCGCTCCGCATCCAGGATCGTGACGATCTGCCGCCACAACCGGTCCTCACAAAATCGCCCTTGTTGCAGCGAACCGTGAGACACATCCACCTTCGTGTGCTGCGCCGCCGGCTTACCCTTGTTGAAGCGCTCACCAGTCCAGAAGGTGTACGCCTCGTGCGCCATGCTGGAAGGCGTCGAGAAGTAGGTCTTGCGCCACTTCTTGTGCATCGCCATGCCCGAGGCGACCTTGTTCAGCTCCTCAAACTTGAACGTCCAGAAGAACTCATCAAAGAAGAAATTGCCGTGATAACCCTGGGCGGTACGCGCATTGGTCCCGAGGAAAAACAACTCGGCACCGTTGGGCAGGACAATCGGGTCACCAGTCAGATCAACCCCAATCACCTCCCGGGCAAACGCCAGAATGTAGCCCCGGAACAGGTAAGCCTGGTTCTTCGAAGCTGACAGAAAAATCTGATTCCGCCCCGTGTCCAAGGCATCAATAAACGCCTCACGGGCAAAGTAGTACGTCGCGCCAATCTGGCGACTCTTGAGAATGACGCGGGTTCGCTGATTGCCTGCTCGATACCAATCCTTCTGATAGTCGAAACAGCCATCGATAAAGGCTTCACGCAGCAGCTCGATCTGGTCTTCGCTGATGTCGTTTTTCGGGGGTTTCTTCTTCGGCCCTTCGTTGCGCTTGGCCAGCTTCGGATTGAGGTCGGTTTCAGTACCACCGCCTTGGAAGCGCTGGATGCGTGCCTGCCGTTCCAGCTGCCGGTGCAGCAAATCAATCTCTTTGAAGTCGCCGCCGCTCTTACCGTCCTTGAGGATCAGTTGCACCAACCGCGCCTCCAACGCCCCGCCAATGCGCTCGACGTTGTCCGCCCGGTCCCACGCATCGCGGGCTTTCCAACTGTGCAGCGTTTTTTCCTTTTCCCCCGTAGCCTCGGCGATCTCGCAGACACGCCACCCCATCCAGTACAGAAACTTGGATTGGCGTCGCGGATCGATGGGCAACAGCGCGGTCGTATTCATGGCAGCGATGCTGCCGCCCCAGCTCGCGACTCAATAGCACCGCCCCGTGTACCCTCCCCGCCTACAGTCCCGCCTCATTGCCTCCACCCGCGCGCGTCCCGAACATGCCCCTCATTGCAACGCACTGAGAATTCCCGGTATGAAAAAATTCCGCAGCAACTGGTTCCGCGTCGCCGTCGAAGGCGCGACCTCGGACAAACGCACCATCAAACGCGACTGGCTGGAACAGGCCGCCAAGAACTTCAACCCGTCCACCTACGGCGCCCGCATCTGGCTGGAGCATTTCCGCAGCCTACTGCCAGACAGCCCGTTCAAGGCTTACGGTGACGTTCTCGCGGTAAAGACCGAAGAAATCGACATCAACGGTCAAAAGAAACTGGCCCTGTTCGCCCAGGTCGAGCCCACTGCCGAACTGATCGCCATGAACAAGGCCAAGCAGAAGATCTACACCTCGATTGAAATCGACGACAGCTTTGCCGACACCGGTGAGGCCTACATCGTCGGCCTGGCGGTCACCGACTCCCCGGCCAGCCTAGGCACCGACGTCCTGGCGTTCTCGGCGCAGAAGCCCGACGTCAGCCCGTTCAAAGACCGCCACTACTCCGCAACCTCGATGTTCACCGAGGCCGTGGAAGCCGAACTGACGTTTGAAGAGTTCGAAGAAAAGCCCAGCCTCGGCACCCAGCTCTTCAGCAAGGTGCAAACCCTGCTCAAAGGCAAACAAGCCAAGGACGACACCGAGTTCGCTCAGCTCGGCCAAGCCGTCGAAAGCATCGCTGAACACGTCAAAGACCTGCCCGACCAACTGGCCGTCGAGAAACAGTTTTCGGCAGGTCTGAAAACCCGACTCGACCAACTGAGCAAAGACTTCACTGAGCTGAAAACCAAACTCGCAACCACCCAAGACCCCAACCAGAAGACACGCCCTCCGGTCACCGGCGGCGGCAACCAGCTCATGACCGACTGCTGAACCCAGCCCCGAATCACCAAGGACGACCTACATGCGCAACGACACCCGCAACCTCTTCAACGCCTACCTCGGACAGTTGACCAAACTGCACGGCGTACCCGACGTCACCACCAAATTCGCCACCGCACAGAGCGTCACCCAAACACTGGAAACCCGCATGCAGGAATCCAGTCAGTTCCTCAGCGCGATCAACATCTACGGCGTCACCGAGCAGATGGGTGAAAAGATCGGCATGGGCATCGGCGGACCGAACGCCGGCACCACCGACACCACCCAGAAAGACCGAGAAACCAGCGACATCACCACCCTCGATGATCGTGGCTACTTCTGCTCGCAGACCAATTTCGACACCCACCTGCGCTACAGCAAGCTGGATGCCTGGGCAAAATTCCCGGACTTCCAGGCGCGCATCCGTGACGCGATCCTGAAGCGCCAGGCACTGGACCGCATCCTGATCGGCTGGAACGGCACCAGCCGCGCCCCTACATCGAACCCGGCGACCAACCCGTTGCGCCAGGACGTCAACATCGGTTGGCTGCAAAAGATGCGCACCGAAAACGCCGCACGCGTAATGAAGGAAATCAAAGAAGGCACAGACAAGATCGGCATCGGTGCCGGCAAAGACTTCACCAACCTCGACGCCCTGGTGTTCAGCATGGTCGAAGAGTTCATCGCGCCCTGGTATCAGGAAGACCCTGACCTGGTAGTGATCTGCGGTCGCCAATTGCTGGCCGACAAATATTTCCCGATCATCAACAAGGACAACGCCCCGACAGAAATGCTTGCTGCGGACATCGTCACCAGCCAGAAGCGCCTGGGCAACTTGCCGGCCGTCCGTGTGCCCTACTTCCCGGCGCGCGGCCTGCTGGTGACCAAACTCGAAAACCTCTCGATCTACTGGCAAGAAGGCAGCCGCCGTCGCACCGTCCTCGACAACGCCAAACGCGACCGCATCGAAAACTATGAGTCGGTCAACGACGCTTATGTGATCGAGGACCTGGAATGCGCGGCCCTCGCTGAAAATATCGAAATCGCATCGTAGGCAGACGACCATGACCAACCCCTGCCGTCATCACTTCCTGCGTGTCACGGCCGCCATTGAGGCGGCCGCCGTCGAGCCCAACCAAACCATGGCAGGCGCCACCGCCTACGAACATCAGCTCAATCAGCTGCTGCAGGATCGCCTGCGCCTTAAACAGATCCAGTCGAATCAGGGCAAAGCCGAACTCAAACGGCAGTTGCTGCCCGACTACGAGCCCTATGTGCAAGGCGTCCTTGAAGCTGGCCTGGGTGCCCAGGACGAAGTGATGACCACCGTCATGGTCTGGCGTTTCGATGCCGGCGACTTCAACGGCGGCCTCGACATCGCCCAATACGTGCTGAAGCACAAGATGGTTATGCCGGATCGCTTCGCTCGTACCTTGGGCTGCCTGGTCGCCGAAGACATCGCCACGGCGGCATTGAGTGCCCAGAAGATCAACGATCCGTTCGACCTGGCCACCCTGCATCGCGCCGCCGAACTGACCGACGCCGAAGACATGCCCGATCAGGCCCGCGCCAAGCTGTTCCTCGCCATGGGCCGCGCCACGCTGGAAGGCATCACCGAAGAACTGCCCGGCCAACCCGGTCAAGTTCAAGCCGGTATCGACCTGCTGAAAACAGCCATCGAACGGCACGACGCCTGCGGTGGCAAAAAGGATCTGGAGCGGGCCGATCGCCTGCTCAACAAACTCGCCGCCACCCGCGGCTAACCGAGCGTCCCCACGCACCCCGCCGGCTCGGGGCAGATCGGCCAGGCCAATTACCTGAACGTGAATCCCCGACCACCGGCGACCTACAAAGAGCGCAGAACCATGAGCGGATTCGTAGCGACCGGCAAAGCCCCCGCCGGCCACATCAACACCGACGCTTTCTGGCCATCGATCAACCTGGACGACGTGCGCGGCACGCTGAGGATCGACGCCAGCGTCACCGCGATCCGACTGGAAACTGCGACCATCTCTGCCGCGATCAGCGTTAACCGCGAGCTCGCCGAGTGGCGCCGAACCAAACAGGCCGAGGGCTACCCCACCCTCGCCGATGTCCCGGCCGATCAGGTCGAAGGCGTGTCGCACTACATTCACCTGTACCAGCGAGCGATCTACACCGCGACTGGCGCGGAGATCTGCGAGCGCTACCGCTCCTACGACAGCACCAACAGCGGCCACCAGAACGCTGACGACATCACCCCGAGCATCGACGAACTGCGCCGCGACCAGCGCTGGGCCGTGCGCGACTTCCTCGGCCTCGGTCGCACCACTGTGGAGTTGATCTGATGGCCGTCACCGTTCGCACCCAACAAAACGATACCGTCGATGCCCTCTGTTGGCGGCATTACGGTCGGACCGCTGGCGTGACCGAGGCGGTACTTGACGCCAATCCCGGACTGGCCGACCACGGCCCGACATTGCCCCATGGCCTAGCCGTGCAAATGCCCGAAACACAAACCGCCGCCCCTCAGCGGCAGATGGTGAACCTGTGGGATTGACCCATTGGCACCGTGTCCTTGAACCCACCCTGAACCATGGAAGGAACCGCATGCCTGAACGCCCCGACACCTGGGCCTGGCTCGCTGCCTGGCTCGAACAGCACTGGCCGACCCTCTACGCCGGCCTTCTGGCCTTAATCATCGCGGCCCTTCGAATCATGTATGGCGGTGGCACCTGGCGCCGCATCGCCATCGAAGCCCCGCTATGCGGAGCCTTGGCACTGGCAGCCAGCCATGGCCTCCCATTGCTCGGTGTTTCCGCGTCCACCGCGCCTTTTTTTGGTGGCATTATCGGGCTGCTCGGCGTGGAAGGAACCCGCGCCGCAGCAAGGAAATTTTTCATTCGCAAGGAAGCCTCACGATGATCCCATTACGTCACGGCGACCGCTCGCAAGCGGTCCGCCATCTACAAACAAACCTGAACAACAATGGCGCCCGCCTGATTGTTGACGGGCATTACGGCGACACGACCGAAGCGGCTGTGCGTGCCTATCAGTTGAATATCGGTCTGGTGGCCGACGGCATCGTCGGCCAAAAAACGCAGAGTGCGCTCGCTGGCGATGACTGCCAGCAACTGCTGAAAAACGCCGACCTAGTTAACGCTGCGCAGCGACTCGACGTACCACTGGCGACCCTCTACGCCATCAATGAAGTCGAATCAAAAGGCCTAGGTTTTCTCGACATTGGCAAACCAGTGATCCTGTTCGAACGACACATCATGTACCGACGGCTTTCAACAGTTCGACACGAAAGCGAAAACCACGCCGACCTCAAACGCCGCGCCGATCAACTCGCCGCCGCTCACCCGGCCATCGTCAACCCGAAGGCCGGTGGCTACGTCGGTGGCATCGCCGAACATCAGCGGCTGGGTAGCGCTCGCGTACTTAACGACATCGCCGCCCTGGAGTCCGCGTCATGGGGCGCCTTCCAGATCATGGGCTTTCACTGGGAGCGACTGGGTTTCGCCAGCGTGCAGGACTTCGTTGCAGCGATGAGCGCGGATGAATCGCAGCAGTTTGATGCGTTCGTGCGCTTTATCGAAACCGATCCGGTTTTGTACAAGGCGCTGAAGGAGCGCAGATGGGCCGAGTTTGCCAGGCTCTACAACGGGCCGGACTATCAGCGAAATCTGTACGACATCAAGCTCCAGCGCGCCTACGAACGGCATGAGAACTGCGAGTGTGGTCAGCTGGTGGCCGCATGAACCGCCCTCACACAGCTCACATACACATCAGCTCCGCAGGACGCCATGAACAAACCAGATAGCCTGCGTACTCATCTGCTGAGCACTATTGCCGAACTCAAGCACAACCCTGATCGGTTGCTGATGTTCATCGACAACGGCAAGGTGCGCTGCACCGCTGCCGCGAGCCTATCGTTCGAATACGGCTTTGATCTACAGATCATCCTGACCGACTTTTCCGGGCATCCTGATAACGTCATGTTACCGCTGCTCGGTTGGTTGAGCGTGAATCAGCCCGAGTTGCTGGAGAACCTGAATAAGTCCGCCGACGGCATCCAGTTTGAAGCGGATATTCTGGATAACAGTAAAGTGGACATGAGTTTGACATTGCCGCTGACTGAGCGTGTGGTGGTGGGTAAGGACGACAAGGGCAACACCACCATTCGCCATCAGGGTGAACCACAGCGAGTCGCGGCATTTCTCGACCCTGATTGGGTACCAACGACACAAAGCACCGGTAGGGAATGGGTGGTGCCGCAGTGACCAATCGCATGAAAGCGCTGGAGGGCTGGGCGGCAGGCCTACTTGCGCAGCTTGAGCCAGCATCGCGCAAAAAGCTTGCCCGCAGCCTCGGCCTAACGTTGCGCCGTAGCCAGCAGAGACGAATCATTGCCCAACGCAATCCGGACGGCAGCAAGTACGCGCCGCGCAAACAGCGCAAGCTCCGCGGGAAACTGGGACGACTGAAGCGAAAGGTTCATATGTTCCAGAGGCTGCGCACGGTACGCTTTTTGAGGATTAGAGGTGACGGCAACACTATCAGCATTGGTTTCAGAGGCAGAGTTGCCCGCATTGCAAGGGTCCATCAATACGGTTTAAAAGATAGAGCAGAACGCGACGCTCCGGCTGTACGTTATAAAAATCGAGAAATTCTCGGTTTCAGCAGCGCCGACTTCGATCAAACTCGCGAAGGGTTATTGTTGCATCTAACGCAATAAAGCCCATCTGCGCGATCAGGTATTCTTATATCTTCCTCAATACCCTCGCCACAGAACGCATAAAAATTAAATAAAACCTCAATGTTAGAATTTTTATGCTGATAATTATAGTATTGGTAATGCAATTATTTGGCGTAGCTCCCCCCTCCCTCGTTTGAATATTGAACACCACCTATAGCGTCTACCCCAATACAAATCAAACAAATAAAAACAACTCCCCCCACAGCTACAACATCTCTCTATCAAGCATCTCTTCAAACACCCCACCATAACCTGGAAAAAGCCTTGCCGGCCCGTAACCAAGCGCACGTAAATGGCGTGCCAAATCCAATGCCTTGGTTCTTGGAAGCACCATTTTAATAAATACCGGCTGACCCACTTCAAACACAGAACTTGCAAGATAATTTTCTATGAGCACGTCTAATGGTCGTCGATCCACAACTACTGCAGTTGAATCAGCAGCTTTTTTTGTAGCTTCCAAAAAACTTGGAAGTTCGACAGCCCAATGAGTAAACAAGCCCTTTTGAGCTGCAAGATTTGGATTTCCACTGTAATGTGGTGTAACCATAGCAAAGGGGAAATTTTTATCATGCGCCATAATAGACCCCATCACCATTGTATTCAGCGCCCATATACAAAGCTCTCCACTATCCTTACCTCCAGGTCTGGAAGAAAAAAAAGCGGCTACAAAGGGGTCGTAAGTCCAATCCAATAAACGTGTAGGAATTCCATAATGCTGAGCTAATGCTGCGGCTTCAAGCATGTCAACAGGCAGCCATTTTTCGCCATTTATCCATCTAATATGCATTTCAGTATCATGCTGTTGATGCAGTCGCTCACGTAACATATCTGATTTCGGGACATGCAATCCTCGTTCATCCGCCCTTCTATAAAACTCTCTTAAAAGCTGGTATTCAGCACTAGCCAAGGAAAATTCATCGTCCATCATCACATTATTAACTTGTAATCCGACCCTATGAAACCTCCCTAGCCTACTAGCAGTATCCCCACGAACAGAAGTTGGTAAAAGTGGATAATTCGCATTTGAGTGTCCGCGAAAAATATAGTTACTCAAGCCTAGCCTACTGGACCATGGCAGCAACTCATTCAGAAATGCTTCAGCAGAATCAAACTTTATTTCAACAACATTTTTTCGCATGTGACAAAACTCCATTTCATTGGCCGATATTTGTAATAAATATTTTTACAAGCTAACAGTACTTCTGTCCATTCATACAATACTCCACCATCATGGTCATGAACGACTTTGCCAGCATCGCCCGCCTTATCGAAAACCTCATCCGCTTCGGCACTATCGTCGAAATCCAGATGCTGCCTCCACGAGTCCGAGTCATAACCGGCGCCCTGACCACCGGTTGGCTACCCTGGATCACCCCGCGCGCCGGCTCCGACCGTGAGTGGAACCCGCCCACTGTCAACGAACAAGTCATCCTATTCAGCCCCTCAGGCCAACTCGGCAACGGCATCGTCCTCACCGGTCTATTCTGCGATTACATCTCGGCCAACGGCGACCGCGAAGGTCTTCACCGTCGCACCTACCGCGACGGCGCCGTCATCGAATACGACAGCGTGAGCCACCACTTAAACGCCACGCTGCCCGATGGCGGTACCACTAACCTGATCAGCCAAGGCGGCATCCACATCGTCGGCCCAATCACCCATGAGGGCGACTACACCCAAACCGGCAACCAAACCATCACCGGCAAAATCACCGCCTCGGTGGACGTAGTCGCGGCCAACATCAGCCTGGTCAAACACCAACACGGTGGCGTCATGTCTGGCGACAGCATCACAGGCCAGCCGCAATGAACCGACAAACCGGCGCCGCCATTAATCTACCCGATCACATCACGCAGTCCATCACCGACATCCTGACCACCCGCCTCGGTACCCGAATCATGCGCCGCGAGTACGGCAGCTTGCTGCCCGAGCTGGTGGATCAACCATTCAACGACTTCACACGCTTGCAGGCCTACGCCGCCATAGTCATAGCCCTAATGCGCTGGGAGCCTCGCGTCATGCTCAGCCGCGTGCAGTTGTTCGGCGCCACGTTGGCAGGCCAATCAACCCTGAAGCTTGAGGGCAGCATCATCGACACCAACGAGGCATTGAGCCTCAGCGTTCCTCTGCAACTGGGGGGCAGTGCATGAACACCTTCGTGGCCATCGACCTGAGCCAACTGCCAGCACCGCAGATCGTCGAACAGATCGATTACGAACAGATCCTCGCCGAGCGCAAAGCCTATGCCATCAGCCTCTGGCCAGCCGAAGAACGAGCCGAAATAGCCGCACGCCTCAGCATGGAATCGGAACCGCTGACCAAACTGCTTGAGGAGAACGCCTACCGCGAAATGATCTGGCGCCAGCGGGTCAACGAGGCATCGGTCGCCAACATGCTGGCCCTGGCCAAGGGCGCCGATCTGGAGAACCTGGCCGCGAACTACAACGTCAAACGGTTGGTCATTCAGGTCGCCAATCCGTCAGCCTTACCGCCGCGGCCAAAGCTGATGGAAAGCGACGACAGCCTGCGCGAACGCGCCCAAATGGCGTGGGAAGGTCTCAGCACAGCCGGCCCGCGCAACAGCTACATCTTCCACGCACGTTCCGCCGACGGTCGTGTGGCCGACGCCACCGCAGAAAGCCCTAAACCCGCCGAAGCCGTCATTACTGTGCAATCGGCATTGGGCAATGGCCACGCTTCAGCGGATCTGCTGGCCGCCGTTAAAGCCTACCTCAGCGACGATGACCGCCGCCCGTTAGGGGATCGCCTGACCGTGCAGAGCGCACAGATCATCAACTATCAGATCAGCGCAGAGCTTTATCTTCTGACATCAGGCCCTGAATCAGAGCTGATCCTGAAAGCCGCCAAGGAACGGCTACTGAAGTTTGTGCACCAACGCCGTCGATTGGGCCTGGAGGTTTCCGAATCCATCCTCCACGCCTCGCTGCACGTCGAGGGCGTGCGCAAGGTAGTGCTGGAAGAC